GATATTACGTTTGTATCCGGATTGAAAGGTTATGAAAATTATGCAAGACAATGCGATGGTTATAAAACTGCAAAAGGTATGCCTATTCATGCAAAAGCTGCATATTACTATAATATGTTGTTGAAGAAATTTAATATTGAAAACGATTATGAAACTATTAGTAGTGGTGATAAAGTTAGATACTTTTATATTCAGCAACCTAATCCATATAATATATCTTGTTTAGCATACAAGTATTATTTACCTGATGAATTTAAAAAGATATTCTTTGCAGACTACGATAAGATGTTTCAAAAGAATCTGTATGCTGTAATTGAACGTTTCTACGATAACGTTAACTGGTCAATACAACAACCTGGTCAAGCTTGTCAAACAGATTTATTCGATCTTTTAAGTTGACTTATATAGTCATTAACTCATAATAAGATATGAAAATATTAATTTTTGGGTTACCTGGGAGCGGAAAATCTACATTAGCTGAACAACTAAGTAGACATTTAAATGGGATATGGCTTAACGCTGATAAAATTCGTGAGGAATATAATGATTGGGATTTCTCAATGGATGGTAGGATCAGACAAGCAAATCGAATGAGATTTTTATCAGATGGTGTTGTAAAGGCTGGTAAGATTGCACTCGCAGATTTTGTTTGTCCAACTGAACGAGCTCGCACCGAATTCAATGCTGACTTTACTATATGGATGCATACAATAAAAGAAGGTCGATTTGAAGATACAAATAGAATATTTGAAATTCCAACTAGTTATGATTATGTAGTTAAAGAGTGGTCAGAGGATAACCATGAAAAAATTATACCTTTAATAAATCAATGGAGGGAAAATAATAATGTTTAATAATCAAAAACCAACAGTTCAAATGTTAGGTCGGTGGCAACCATGGCATAAAGGTCATACGGAATTATTTAAAAAAGCTTTACAAAAAACTGGTCAGGTTGCTATTATGGTAAGAGAACTTGATGGAGAGGATAACCCATTTAATCATGCTAATGTTTATGAAAATATTATTGAAGCATTATCAAAAGAAGGGTTTATATACAAAAAGGAGTTTACTATTATTTCAGTTCCAAATATTGTAGACATTAGTTATGGTAGAGGTGTAGGTTATACTTTTACAGAACATGATCTAGGAAAAGATATACATGATATTAGTGCTACGAAAATAAGAAAAAAATTAAGAGAAGAAGGAAAATTACGTTGACTTATTCAAAACAGTTATTAAAATATATGTATGTCAGATAAAAAATATACTACATTTATTGATAATGCTGGTCGCAGCATCTTTGGTATTAACTCGAGTGAAACAGATGAAACAATTACAGTTGAAAACCCTGTAATGATTCATGTAGCTCAACAAGAAAATGGTCAAATGGCTGTACAGTTATTTCCATTATTCTTTGCTGAATTTGTTCAGCCTAAGGAAGATGAAAGTCGACAAAACTTTTTTACATATACTAAAGCAAGTGTTGCTTTAGGTAATGGGTTTAATGTTGACCCACGTATTTCAGAACAGTATGAGCGGATTGTCAATCCAACTCTTGTACCCGCAGGTAGTTCAGAAGGTGAAGAGCCTGAAACTATTAAGCTCTTTGACGAATAAAGAAAAGAATAAAAAAGAAAATAGCCTCTCATAGTAAAATATGGGAGGCTTTCCATGTATGACTCCTCAAGAAATATTTGATTATAAATTAGGATGGAAATCTTATGGATTTTCAGTGCCATTCCATTCGGATTGGGAAATGGAATATATAGATTACTGTAAAGAAAATTTTAATAAATGGCAGTGGGATATATATAAATGGACAAACGTTTATGAGCATACTATGCAATTTGAAAAAATAAAAGATGCTGATAAGTTTAAAGAATTTATTGATAAATAAAAAACATATACTATAATAAAGTATATGAGTAAAGAAATTGATGATATTTTATCTGTAATAGATAAGTCCAATCCATATGCATCCTTTCTAAATGAAAGTGCTATTAGTAATGTGGATGGTTGGTTAGATACAGGTTCGATGGTACTTAACGGTATCGTTTCCGGATCGTTATTCGGTGGTATACCTAGGAACAGAATGACCTTATTAGCAGGTCCAAGTATGACTGGTAAGTCATTTATACTACAAAAGATTCTAGCTAATGCTCAAAAAGAGGGTTTAATACCAGTTATTTTTGATAGTGAAAATGCTATTGATAAAGATGGTGCAGAAGCATTAGGTCTGGATGTTAGTAAAGTAAAATATGTACCTGTCTTTAGTATTGAAGAATGTCGTAATACTATCTTTGATTTCTTAACTAAAGTAAAAGAAAAAGGTCAAGAAGGTAAATTTATTATAGCTATTGATTCATTAGGTAATATGGAAAGCCAATTGCAGATTAATCGTCAGACGAAAGGTAATGTAAGTGCTGATATGGGTAGTAGAGCTAAAGCTATGAAATCTCTATTACGTACTTTAACTCAGTTATCAGGGTTAACTAAAACTACTATTCTAGCTACTAATCATATCTATGAAGACCCTGCTGCATTATTTCCTTCTTTAGTTAAAGCTATGCCTGGTGGTACTGCTACTGTTTATCTACCTTCAGTTACTATTCAACTAGCCCGTAAGCCGGTCAAAGAAGATAAAAATACTGATGGGGAGTTAGCAGTGGGTCAGAAGAATTATTCAGGAGTTATACTTAGAGCTTTAACTGTTAAAAATAGATTTGTTAAACAATACTTACAAGGTGAAATGTATCTATCGTTTGATAGAGGGTTAAACAAATATTATGGTTTATTAGACTTAGCGGTTGGTTTAGGAGCAGTAATACAGACTGGTTCTACTTATACATTACCAGATGGTAAGAAACTTGGCTATTATAGTAAATGGAAAGATGATACAGATCTTTGGGATAATACTATTATACCTGTTGTAGAAGAAAAAATTAAGCAAGAATGGAAATACAGTAATAAATCTGGTGAAGATGAAATTATACCAGACGAAGTAGAAGACGATGAATAAAATAGTCACTGCAGAATGGTGCGGACCATGCAAAATGTTAAAAGGTGAAATTAAAAATGCTAAAGTTGAAGTCGAGTACATCGATGCTGATGATAATATGGATTTTTGTAATAAGCTTGGTATTAAATCTATACCAACTTTAATCACCAGTGAAAAGGAAATTATTACTTCTTATCCAGAGATTCTCAAAAAATTGAATATATTATAATAATATGGTTAGAGAAAATAAAATAGTAATAACGTTAAGTGGTGGTATGGATTCAGCTGTACTACTTTATAAAGCAGCTGAATTATTTAAAGAAGTTCATACCGTTACATTTGATTACGGTCAACGACATGATAAAGAGTTAGAAGCAGCCGAAAAGCAATTAGTAAACGCAAAGAGAGATTATCCCAACGTTACATTTACTAATAAGTTATTAGATGTAAAGTATATTAAAGATATTGCACCTACTTCATCTCTTACAAATGATGAAATTAATACACCTAATGTAAATGATATTATGGGTGAAGCTCAACCGAAAAGTTACGTACCATTTCGTAATTTAATGTTTTTGAGTATACTATCATCTTATGCTGAAGCAGTAAATGCATCGGAGATTTGGTACGGTGCTGCTGAAGCAGATAGTTTAGCTGGCTATTGGGACGGGTCAAAAGAATTTATTGATTCATTTAATAATCTCACATCATTAAATCGTGAGAAGAATATTAAACTAGTTGCACCTCTTATTAAAATGTCTAAGAAAGATATTGTATTAGACGGCGTTTCTCTCAATGTTAACTTCGAAGATACATATACTTGTTATTCCGGAGAGTACCCTTGTGATGCTGAATCTGCTAGCAGCAGCTTAAGGCTACAAGGCTTTGTATTAGCTGGTCTTAGAGATCCTATACTATATAAGCAGCAAGATAAATTAGATGCTGTATACGAAAAGAATAACTGCAAGGTTATTTAATAACCGTGTGTATGTCTTCTTTGCTGAGCGTATAAGTTCTGTAATCTTTGTCTTTCTTGAACAGCAAGGTGTTGATTAATTTCCAACTGCGACATTCTAACTTCTTCGTTCTCTTCCCTTGTTTCGGTTGGAGTTAATGACATATATCGATTCGTTGAAAATTCTTCATCTTCTTCTCCACCTTCTCTTTTACGGAAGTAAAATCTTTGAAGCTTATTATATCCCCAATCATCAGCATCAAAATTTTCAAAATTCTGTACCATTTCATACTCTTCAGGTGTTAAAGTAGATAATTCTTCTAGAGGAGTATTTTCAAGATTTGATTCCTCATCTTCATAATGATCAGCAACTGCTCTTGCATGAGATTGACCAGCTCTTTCTTGCTCTTTCTTCATCGCTTTAGCAATAGCTTCCCCTCTTGATTTTTCATATTCAGAAATCTCACCATCATTATCTAAATCTGATTTTTCTTTATCAATTTCTTCATCACTCATTGAGCAATTTTCAGCATCTTCTTCATCACCAAAAGCTGCTTTTGCACGAGTTAACTCATATTCAGAAACTTCACCATCATTATCAAGATCAGCTTTCTTAAGATCGATTTCATCTTCTGCTGCCATTGCATTATATTCTTCATCCTCTTTTTGAGCTTGCATATCACCAAGATTTGTTTCAATAACGTCAATAGTATCAACTAGATATTGGTAAATGACGCTATACTCTTCAAAATCAGCAATATAATTTAAGAATTTTTCAAATTCAGCTAAGCTATCAATTTTTGCAACTGCTTCAGCAACATTATCAAGAGCTTCTTGATTTACATCCTCTTTTTCAAGCTGACCTAAAACACTACTAACAGCAGTTCTAAGAAGTAATTTTTCATCTGATACATCATCCCCAGCATCGAAGTCTTCTTGCTTTTTAGCAATTGCATCTGTAGTAGCATCTGCAATTTCTTGTGCTGTAAGTTTACTATAATCCTTTTTTACGTAACCTTCTGTGCTTTTAGGTCGAACACCTTTACCTTGTCTTAAAGTAGCAGCTGTATTCAAAAATTGAGAAACACGATCTAAACCAGATTCTGTTTTTTCGGTAGAATATTGTTCAAACTCTGCACCCATTGAATTAAGTAGTTCAGGTTGTTCTATAGCAATTTGACCTACAATTGCATTTACGTCTTTTCCACTTGGCTTTCTTGTTTCGAAACCAGCAGGAACGATGTCTGGGTATTTATCTTGTAAAAACTTAAAAAAGAAAACACGTGAATCTCTATATGGGACTCCTATATTTAATTTTTTCATTTTATTCATAACAGGCTTTAACGTTTTTGCTATACTCTCTTCTACCAATTCTTGTGGAACGTAGCTTTGTGTATTTTCATTAATAATAGTCGGTTTTGTGGCCCAAGATATAAAATTCATAATAATATTTATTGATTATTGTCAGATTTCTACTATAATTGTGTTATATGTGCGGTATTTATTTAAGTTCAAGTCTTCCAATGTTTGAAATACTCGAAACAGCTAATAAACAGAGAGGTAATTTCTCTACAGGTATATTTCATGCGTATAGATCAGCTAATTACGGGATTAAAAAATATGAAGGAGGTATTGATTGGAATGAAGTTAAATTACCTCATGGAGATGCTGGAGATTTTATATACCTAGGCCATAATCAAGCTCCAACAAGCTCTGCTAGAGAATGGAACGAGTATACATCTCACCCATTTATAGCAGGGGATTGGATAGTAGCGCATAATGGTATTATAACTAATTATAATGAATTAATTGATGAATACATACCATGTCATACTAATCCAGTTGATAGTAGTATTATCCCAACGCTATTAGATGAATTTGAATATAATCACGGTCCATGTGAAGATTCAGAAAGTGAAATACAAAATATATTATATGCAATTGAAAAATTAAAAGGTACGTTTGCAGTATGGATTGTTAATATTAAAACAATGAATGTATATATAGCAAGACAAGGTAGTACGTTGTTTTATAAAGATGATAATGTATCATCTATAAAGGGTAACGGGTATGAAGAAGTTAAGGAAGGTATATTATATGGATATACATCAGAAGGTATAGTAGAGCTTGATAATTTTATACACGATTCACCATTTTTAACATTATGAGCTTAAATTATACAACAATTAACGAATGTAACGATTTAGATAAACTTAGATATATTAAATTTATCTACGATAATACCGATTCCTTTATATTAAACACATTTGGCCATACTTGGTCAGGTAGAAAATGGTGGGAAAAATTTCCTATTGAATTATGTTTAGATGATGCTGGAAATATTTTAGGATTACATGCTTATACCACCAATAATAGTGTAAAAGGTAGAATGAAAACTTACTATATAGTTATATCAAAAGATGCAAGAGGTAAAGGGATAGCAAAACTTTTGATTGAAAATGCTATTACTAAACATAAAGATAAAATTGAATATTATTATGTAAATACAGATGTAAGAAGTGATGGTATGAAGTTTTTTAAAAAATGGTTAGGTAATAAGTTTATTATTAAGGATAATGATTTTAATTCTCAAGATATGATTTTTGAGGAACCCATTTATAATATAATAGATGAGTAAACTAAAGACAACAGGTAAACCTCGTCAGTTTGATACTGGCGCACAACGAGATAATGCTGATAATAAACTAAGAATGAGTTTAGTTCCTCATGCAGCTTTAAACGGTGTAATGTTAAGATATATTCAAGGTGCTGATACTTATGGAGAAAATAATTGGAAGAAAGGTATGAAACATTCAGTCTTATATGATAGTACTATGAGACATCTAATGCAAGATTTTACTGGCGATGATAGTGAAGATCATCTAAGTGCTGCTTTATGGAATATTATGGGTATGATATGGAATAGAGACCATAAACCAGAAATGGATGATAGAAAAGAATATGAAATATAAAATTTATACAGCTACAAAAGGTAAAAAAGAAGATACAATACTGTATAAATCTCTTAATAAAAAATATAACGATTTACTAATACATTATGAAGAAAAAAATACTAAAAGTTTGCAAAGCTGTTACAACAGCTTTTTGGAAGATGCTCGTAATAATAACGTTGATATCTGCGTGTTTGTGCATGACGACGTTTTTATTAATTGCGGGGATTTGTTGCATAGGTTGGACAATTATGGAAAAATATACACAGTTTTTGGTCTCGCAGGGGCTAGTACATGCAAGGTTAAAGAACCTGCTTTATGGCATCTTATGTCCGAAAGAAAGGACCAAAGAGGAAATGTTGCTCACGGACATCCTGACCAATATCAGTACACTTCGTTTGGTCCTATTCCAGGTCGTGTTTTGGTTATTGATGGGGTCTTTATCGGCATTAATATACAAAGTTTACCTACTAATGTAAAGTTTGATGAATCATACCCGTCTAAGTTTCATTATTATGATCTAGATTTTAGTCTGGAATGCAATAAAAATAATGTTAAACTTGGTGTTGTTGATATACCGATAATACATTCAAGTCCAGGACTAACTAAACCTAATAAAGAATTTTATGAAGGTCAAAAATATTTTATAAACAAATGGAAACGGTAGTATTGGTAACAGGTGGTTTTGATCCCCTACATTCAGGTCATCTTGCTTATCTTAAAGCTGCTCGGAAACTTGGTGATAAATTAATAGTAGGTGTTAACTCTGATTCTTGGTTAGAACGAAAAAAAGGTAAAAATTTTTTACCGTTGGCTGAACGTTTTGAAATAGTATCAGCTTTAAAGTACGCAGATAATTGTATTCTGTTTAATGATGATGATGATACTGCTATAGAAGCTATTAGAAACGTAATAATGTTATTTCCTTTTGATAGGATTATATTTGCAAATGGTGGTGATAGAAAACAAGGAAATGTACCAGAGGAAGATCCTAGTCTATTTCCAGAAAAAGAAATAATTTTTCAATATGGAGTAGGTGGAGCGGATAAAAAAAATAGTAGTAGTTGGATATTGCAAAGATGGGAAAAATAACAGAAACAAGGTGGGGTTGGTATAAAGTTCTAAACGAACAACCTGGATATAAAATAAAATATCTTTGGATTAACCCGGGTAAATCATTAAGTGATCAACGGCATTTTAAAAGAAATGAACATTGGTTTATATTAGAAGGTGAATTATCTATGAACGGTGATCTATATCATAAAAATGATTTTATTAATGTACCGGTTGAAAATTGGCATTTAGCAGCTAATATTACTAATAAGCCATGTGTAGTATGTGAAATACAGTATGGTGAGGAGTGTATTGAAGAAGATATTGAAAGAAGATAATGGAAGAAATAGAAAGATTAAATTTAGATTATTATGAGCAAGTACTTATATACAAAAGTCTTACTGACGAGAGATATCTAGCTCAGGTTATTGATCATATACAACCTGAATACTTCAATGATAAGAATATTAAAAAAATATTTTCATTGATTAAAACTTTTTATGTAAAAAGACAGTCATTACCATCTATAACTGAACTTAAATCATACTTAATAAATGATGATTTAAAGCATAGTTTTTCTAATGTTGTGAAGAATTTTAAAGATATTGATAGAGATTTCAATAATGATGAATTACTACATAATACAGAAAGATTCTTAAAAGAGAGATCAATTTATAATACTATGTTATCTGTGGCAGAGGATGTTTCATCCGGTAAAGTTGATACTAGTTACATATTAGATTCTTTTGAAAAGAGTTGTAATGTAGATTTAAAAAGTGAAATAGGTTTAGACTTATATGAAGATATCGATATATTGGTAGATGAAATTAATACCGATCAACCAACCATCCCATCTAAATGGAAATGGTTAGATGATAAACTAGATGGTGGGTTTTTAGAGAACGGTAGGGCATTATATGTATTTGCTGGGGAAACAAACGTCGGTAAGTCTATATTTCTTGGTAATATTGCATGTAATATTGCAAGTCAAGGAAAAACGGTTCTACTTATATCTTTAGAGATGTCAGAAATGATGTATGCTAAAAGATTATCTTCAAGTATAACAAATATACCTATGAGAGAGATGAGAAACGATTCTAATACGTTGAAGCATCGAATACAGCAACATAGTACTAACAATCCAGAAGATAAAATTATTGTTAAAGAATATCCACCTAGTACTAT